TTTAGCTACATTCGTAGGTGTCTCCTGTCCCAATACCATTGTTGCTACCCAACGTTGAGCATAACCAGGTCTTGGTTCAGGCGCTTCTAATAAGTTACTCGGTCGCCATTTTGAAGCTAGTTTAGATTTCTCTACTCTAGTTTCATTATTTATTTTATTATCTTTATTCATAATGTCAGGCTCCTTTCTATTGTCCTGTATCGCTAAAGCTTTTTACTTCTTTAGCAAATCGTTTTAGTGCTGCTTCATCTGTAATATCTATACCAAAGTTTTTAGCAGTGGCAAGATCATCACTAGTGAGCTTAACTCTATTACTAGGTGTTCCTTTTTTACGAGAAACTCCAGCAACTGGAGATTGCACTCTATTGTTTTTTTGTACTACATTTTGTTCTGTTTTGGAAGTGTTTTCTTCTGATTTATTAAAATAAGCCATACCACTTGATTTTAATCTTTTGGTCATCTCATCATAATATCCCGGGTCATGCACATCCCAACCTTCTTCTGTTAATTCAGCATCAATTCCATAAGCCATAGCTGTTTCTTTTCTATAACCAGGTTTATTAAACCATGTTGAATTTTCTTTTACCCATTCTGTGGCTAAAGGCGGAGCTTTTTTTTCAGTTTTTTCTTTAGTTTTAGGTACTTGTGCAGCATAATCTTCTGTTTTAGTCATTTGACTACGAATTTCTGCCATATTTTCATACAACTTTACTTGTTGATCAGTATTACCTTCTTCTATTGCTGATTTTAATTGATTAGAAACACTTGAAAGTTGATTACTTAATGATTTATTAGCAATATCATATGTCTTTTTTTCCATTGTAGACATTCTTTCTTCCATTTCTACTAATTTTTGTTCAGCTTCTGCTCTTTTAGCTACTTCTTTTTGGATTCTTTTACGAACTTTAAGAGAATAAGGCATATCTTCAGAATATTCTGGAATTTCCTTAACTTTTTTTTCTTCTAATTTAATTTCTCTTTCGTTTTCGTAAGTTTTATCTATTTCTTTTTCATCAGAAGGTTCATCTTGTGATAATTTATCTAAAGGATTAGGAGTTATACTAACTTCTTCATCATTTTTATTTTCATCAAGCACTACTTCTAATTCTTCATTCTTATTTTCTTTTTCCATATCTTCCAAAAACAACCCAATCTCCAACTTTACACCACGGTTTTTTTCTATCGCTATAACATTCTGAACCCATAGCAATTATTTGTCCTACACTATTTAGGTATGTTTGGTTATCTTTGTTAGAATCAGTTAAAATTATTCCACCTTTAGTTTTTTCTACTACTCCTTGAGGTCTTAATAAAATTCTATAACCAACTGGTTGTGGAACTTTATCTGGTGTTGGGATATCATTATCAGTGGCCCAAGCTTCATTACTATTCATCGTCTATATCTCCTTTTTTATATTTTTCTATTGTTTCATTTATTATTTCAAAAGCTTTATCTAAACCCTGACCGTATCCATAGATACGTTTGAATTCAGATATATTTTCTACACCTTTATTTAATAAATTTTGTGATAAGTCTTGTTTATGGTCTTTAATCTTTTTTTTGATCGCTTGTATTAGGCGTTCCATTTAATACTTTCGTTATAGTGTTTGTAAATTCTGAAAAACTTATATTTAAATTTTCAGTTACTTGAGCAAGTAGATGAGGTTTTACTTTTTTAATAGATATTTTTTTATTTTCTAAAAATTTTTTAGCTTGTCTTATTTTTTCAGGTTTAATTGCCATTAATATCTTTCGTAGCTAGTTTATTTTTATTAATACCTTTTTTAATAACATAAGACTGTGTTCCATTAGCACCAGTATTAACTTCTTTTTTTAAATTTTTAGCTAATTGCATTTGTTTAGCTTCTTTATTTATATTAGATATATGATCTAAAACTTTTTTAGTCATTCTTCCAGTTGCCATATACTTAATCTCTTTTTTTTTCTTCTCTTGCAACCTTACTTGCAACTTCTACTATTTTCGCTTTTGATTCAGCATCTTTTCTTGCGTTTTGTTTTTCACTTTCTTTAACACCTTGCATAAATCTAGCTTTTCTGATATTTAATTCTTCACCTTTTAAAGCAAGTTGAGCTTGTTTTTCTTGTGCTTCCATTTGTTGTTTTTGTTCTTCAGGAGAAGGTGGCATACTTCCCATTAATTGTTGTGCTGCTTGAGCTGCATTTGCTGCTATTCTATTTTCTTCTTCTATACTAATTTCTTGTGATGGTTCATCATCTAATTCTCTATTAAAATCGCCTGAAGAAATAGGATTACCTGGAGGTACTGATGCTTGCATTTGTTGTTGATATAAAAATGCCATATGTTGACCTATATGAGCTAACATTGCTGGATATAATCTTTCTTTAGCTTCAGGATTTCCACCAAATCTAGGATCATTAATAAATTGTGAATGTACTTGTATATGAGCTTGATGATCTTGATCTTCAAATACTTGAATTGGTTTACCATTAAGTAAAGCCATATTTTCGGATACGGGATCACGTCTAGGTGTATCTTCATCTTCTATCATTAAGTCCATATAATCAGGAATATTAAGAGCTTGTAAAAATCTTCTTGTTGCTTCTTTTACATCTATAATATCTGGTGAAGCTTGTGCTAATTGCAAACCAGTTTGAGCTAAAGCAATTCTTTGTGCTTGTGAAAATATATTAGGATCAGAAACTGGAACTACACTAATAGAAGCTGTAAAATCTTTTCTTCTAATTTTTTTATTTTCACCTATAACTTCAAAAGAATATTCTTCATCTAAATATTCTCCATTAAGTTCATAAATTAATTTAAATTCTCTACCTTGAGCTTGATGAATTCTTTTATGTATTGCTGAATATACTTTAGAGCCTTGTTCTATTAAAGCAATAGTAGTACCAACTGGACCTGACCCTGCAGAATCACCAATCATAGCATCAGCTATTGATGCAAAACGTCTCCCGGACTCGGTTAAAACACCAAGTAATTGTAAAAGAGTAGGCGATGGTTCTTTGAAAGGGAGAGGGATAAAACTCTTTCTCAGATCATCACCATAAGCTTCAACTTCAACCCATTCACCAGGAGAAACAGTAATGTCTCCACCTTCTATTCTGGCTCCTTTAGCTCTAAATCCTCCATTGAGGTTGGCAAAGGCAGCTGAATCTAGTAATGCTCTTAAAGCACCAGTGCTAGCATGTTGAAGTCCGCCGATCATTTGAATAAGGCCGAAGCCATAAAAGCCCAAGCCCGGAAGATATTTATAGTGTATAAAATAAGTTCTTTTTCTTCTTAATGAATCTTCTTCTTTCCAATTACGTCTTATAGATAAAACTTTTTGTGAATCTAAATCTATTGTAACAATATAAGGTAAAGCTAGTTCGTTTTTATCTTCACCTAAATCTAAATTAGTATGTACTTCTAATACAGTATGTATTTTATCTGCCATACTAGGTGTCATACCTTCTAATCTTTGTAAAGTTTGATCTACCATATCTCCGTCATTAGAACCTGGAGAAGTTTCTGAAGAGCTTAATGGTATATCTTTATAATAACCAGATACTTGATGTTTTCTAATATCATTTCTAGTTAGCTTCATTACTTGTGTATATCTTTCAGCTGTTTCTAAATCTGTATTCTCCATTGAAATTACAAATTCTTCTGCTGGTACAAATTTTGAACAAATTCTATCTAAAGTATTATCAAAATAAACTTTTTTAAAAGCACTACCAGCAAGTGCTAAATAAAATAACATTTGATCTAATTCATTAAAATAATCTGGTATCTCTTGTGTAATTTGAAAGTTCATAAAATCTTGAACTCTTTGAGATTGATCTAATTTTTTATCTGTAACTTTTCCTATGACTTGAGTTTTAACTGGACCGCCAGCAGGAAAAATTTCAGCAATAGCTCTAGCTTGAAACTGTGTTGCTGCTTCTGCAAGTAATGGATGATGAACACCTGAAGCTCCCGGGAAAGGGTCTTGTCTATCTTCTACAACTACACCTAACATTCTTAAACCTTTTGAATATTGGTCTTCCCAATTTTTTCGAGAGCTTTTATCATCTTCATAGGCACGTACTAATTCTTTTCCTATAAGATTAATTTCTTGTTCAGGTAGTTCTTCAGCTAAATTAGAATAGTGATTACTTTCAAAAGCTTCTTCTTCTTTTTCAGTTTGCTCTTGATCGATATCTACATTTACTTTTTCACCATTTTCATTAGTGAATTGTAATTTTTTTTTATCTAATTCAACTTCCATTATTTAACTTTTTGCGGTTTTAGCAGAGGCTTTTAAAGCTTTAGCAGAAACAGTTCCTTTACCAGGTCTGCTTGTGCCTGCTTTTTTTCTTTTGTTCATATTGTAATACAAACCTTTTTTAGCAACTCGACCACTTTTAGTTTTGTGATAACCTTTTTTCATAAGTTTACCAAATCCTTCTCTGTTAATCACTTACTATTTTTTTTTAAAACCGTAAGTGCCTTTTGGTTTACGTGTAGCTTTTGCTACTTTTCTTCGACCAGCCATAGACATTTTTTTACCAGATTGTTTTCCTCTAGTCATTCCTAATTGTTCATCTTTTCTTGCATTGTATCCTTGTTTTTTCATAGCAGTATACCTCCTGGTTCATACCATACTTTCCTATTAAGAGATATAAAACAAAAATATAGATTATTCTAGTATTAATTTCTTAATACTTTTGCTACCATCTATGTTTGATTCTAACTCTGCTTTTGACTTTATGCATTGGTATTCAATGTTATTATTCTTGTTTGATCTCATTGCAACTCTTTTACCTTTAAGGCATTCTGACATAGATGTTTGAATTCTATGTTCTTTGATCTCTCCATTAACAATCATAAGTAAAGCTATAATCAATTCCATTAATGAGCTCCAGTACCGTTTGCTCTAACTTTATCTTTCAAATCCTCTACATCAGCTAGTGCTTTTTCTAATTGAGCTTTTAAAAATTCTATATTAACTTTGTTTGTCATGTTTTGTTCTTGAGTTATTTCTAATTTTTCTGTAGTTTTATATAAATCCTCTATTAACATATATTGTTCTTGATCTGTAGGAAGTTGTTCTGACTTCTTTAATAGATCAGCTTGAAACAATTCTCTAGAAGTTTCTAAACTTGTCAATCTTGATGTAACTTCTGTATAAGCAAAAACACCCATAGCAACGCCTGCTACTATTGCCAACATATTTTTCATAGGCATACTTATTGATGTATTTTCAGATATCTTCACATTGGCCTCACACAAAAAGCTAGAAATACAAAACCTAAAATTAAAATACCAGTAAAATAGTAATTCATATGTATACTCATAAATTAGGTTTTTCCTTTTTTTAGATAAATAATATATAACAAAAGTTACTAGGCGTCTAGCACTTCCATCTACGTCTAGCTTGTCTTATTCTAGAATTAGGATCATTTCTTGTTTTGGCAGAGCTTCTTTTTAATTGACCTGCTGATCTTGCGCAATAAGATTTTCTTCTTTTGGCTGCTTTACTACCTGGTTTAACTTTACCAGTAACTGCAGTTTTTAATTTAGAACCAGGATTAGCTCGTCTATATGCAGCAACACCTTTACGTGTCATTCCAGCTCCTGATTTAGTCTTTCTATAATTACCACCTTTACCAGTAGTTTTTCTTATAGGATTTTCTCTACGCCTTCTAGGTCTGATTCTGGTTCTGGCCATATGGATTTAATCCTTCTTGTGCATCAAGTAATCCTGTGTATTCTTGATTAGTAATTGGTTGTTGTTCTGTATTTCCTAAATCATCTATTTCATATGGTTCAGGAGCATTATAAGTCATATAATCTATAACAGGTTTTTCTTCTTGTTCTTGAAAATTACTTAAAGCACTTCCAGAAAAATTCATAGGTGGCATAGCTTGTGCTGGAATAGGTGGTGTTTGAGCTGTAACATTTTGAGTTAAGAAATTATTAAATTCTAATAAATCTTGAGAAAGAGTAGTTTCGAAATTAACTGGAGTACTTGGTTTATCAAAATCCCATTGAAACATATTATCTACCTTGTCCTTTATAACGTGTTTGTTTTTTTTGACGTTTCTCCTGTTTATTTTTATTTTTCTTATGTGCTCCAGGTCCTCGTTTTTTTGGCTTATCTCTTGGTATGAAGTGTGTGAACTTCTGCTTGGCCATTAATCTTTCATTTTATTTTTCTTCCAATCTTTTTTACTTAAAACATCGGACATTTTTTTATTTTTTAAAGAAGATTTTGCAATGTTACCACCTTTATCTTGTAGTTTTTTAAGTAGTAGTTTATCATCAATTTTAATTATTTTAGCATCAGCTACTTGAGTGTTACCGTCATCATCAAAAGTTTTTTCTTCTTTAGTTGCTACAAAATCATCATTTTCTTTTCCTTTTCGTTTTTTAGGCGCTGACATTCTAGAATTTTGTAATCTACCTAGACCGGAACCTGCACCAGCAGTCATCTTCATAATTAAGCTCTTTTAATTTTTTTTATAAAAGCCATGTTGTCACCATGAAAATCAGAATTACCTTTAGTCTTGTCTTGAATAGTATTTGCAGCAGATGGATCTTGATGAGGCGGATGAGCTTGTGGCCCAAAACCTGCAGCAGCTCCACTTGAATTATATTGAACAGGTGTTCTAGTAGTTTTCTGTGTAGTTGTCATTAATATATTCCTCCAGTTATTTTTATACTTCCAACAAAATTTTCCATTTCGTTTTCTCGTCTTGTTTGTTCTTTTACTACTTCGTCACCTGGATCTTGCATAGCTTTTTTAATCATAGCAGCTGGCTCGATAGCAGATGGAAACTTTTCGTAAAATCTTGCATTAGATTTTTTAACATCTTCAACTGAATAGTTTTTAGTGTTATGATTACTAATAGCTTGCTTCGTAAATGGGTTACTCATTTAAGTCCTCCGTTGTACTTAATTTTCTATTTAGTATACCTTGAAAACACGACTGTGTAAAGGTAGGAAGTAACATTTCGCTAATAGGTGATTTATTATGGCCAGTAGACCATGAAAGACAAGGCACTCCCTTCTCGTCCCATGCTACTAGAGCATATCCTTTTATATCTACTTTATCAGTAATCTTGATACATGCATCATGAAAAGCACTAATTACTTCTTCATCTTGACGTTTTTCTACTTCTTTAGAAGTAGGTTGTCTTTTCTTAATAGGTCTATACCTATCAAGAGTAATAATGTTTGTCTTTTTTAATGTATCGTTCTTGTTCATAATCTTCATCATCTGGGTCATCAGGGTGCGTTACTAAAAAGCCATCACGAATACGCAATAAAGCTTGAACGCAAGTATCATGTATATCGTCATGTTTTCCATAAGGAAAAGCACCTGATTCATCTAGTACACTTTTAGTCCAATCTTCGTCTAATGTAAAGACTAACCCGCCTTCAAACATTGGAGCTACAGAGTGAGTTCTGGAAACTTTATCTCTTTCAGGATTATAAGTAACTACAGGCACTCCTGATCTACGCATATCTTGTATTAAAGATTGACCAGAAGCTCGTTGTTCTATAAGCACTTGATCGGGTCTCCATTCTTCATAACTATCTTGTGCACGTTTTCTTAAATCTGGATACTCTAATCTTTCTTTCCATGCGTCTAGTAATATTGCTGCAGCGTAAGGTCGATTACTTTCATCACGAGCATTAAACACTCCCCAAGTTGTACAAGCAGAGAAGTCAGCAGAAGCTTTTGTAGAGAACGCAGTATCATAAGATTGAACTACATATGATAGTGTAGGAATTTTATCTCCGTCATATATATTCCACCATTCTCTTTTAATAATGGATCCTTCATCATTACTTGGTTGCTGTTGGTAAAGAGCTTGCCATACACGTTGACCTACGGTATCTTTTATTTTTTCTAAATCTTCTTTTGAATAAGCTTCAGGCCATAATGCATTGCCTTTATTATCTATCGCTGGTAAATCTAAAACTTTCCAATCTTCTTTACTTTCTGATAATATGTGACCAGCTAAATCGTCTTGGTGCCATCGTGTTTGAATTATAATTACTTTACCACCTGGCTGAAGTCTAGTGTAAGCTACAGACTTATACCATTCTACTAAATTTCTTCTTTGTGTTTCTGACTCTGCGTCCTCTCTACCTTTTATAGGATCATCAATAATTAATAGATGCGCACCTCTACCAGTGATTGCTCCACCTGCACCTACCGCAGAATAAGTTCCACCTTGCATAGTATGAAATCGTTTAGCAGAACTAGAATCAGCACGTAGACCTACTTGAGGAAATACACTATTGAAATCAGAACTAGCTATCTGGTTACGAACTTTACGACCAAAGTCATCAGCGAGTTCTTGAGCGTAAGTAGATTGAATTACAAATTCATTAGGATTATTACCTAGATACCATGCTGGAAAAAATTCTGAACATAACATAGACTTTCCATGTCTTGGTGGCATGAACACTGCTAATCTATTTATCTCTCCTTTTTCTAGAGCTTGTAAATTTTTTGCAATTAATTGTATATGAGCTGGATCCTTGTATCCAGGATACACGTGCTTTGCATAATCTAATAAACTATCTCTAGATTTAGAAGTCGATAGTATCTTATTTAAATGTTCTATTACTTCGGCTGCTCTTGGATCTTTAGTCTTTTTGTATATCTGTATAGCTGACTTTAACTTTTCCTTGATCTGCGGTTTTTGCATTTTGTTTACCTGCTCCTATGGAACCTTTTTCTTGATACTCTAAAAATTTTTTTTCTAAATTAGCAAAAGGTTTTATTTCTTTTCGAGTAATCTTTTTCCAATGTTCTGAACTTTGTCCAATTTTATCTAGGAACCAAGATAACTTACTTGCGTCCGCAAATCTAGAGTTAACCATTTTTTGATGATGTAAATCACCTTCTTGATCAGGGTTTCCCTCTTTGTATATTCTCTCTTTAAAGACATCGTCATTATTGTTACCAGTAATATCTGCTCGATCATGTAAAACGTCTATATCAACTTCTTGCATAATATCTAACATGTAAGCAATTTCTGAGACCCACGCATCATTTTGACCATGAAGACTTATATGATCTACACATCTAAACCAATCATAGGGCATAATAGGAAAGATACTATAAGGGTGTCCTGTTTGTTCTCGAACTTTAAGCAGTTTAAATTGTCCATCAAACTTACTAATTTCTAAATCCCAATTTTTAGTTTTCATAATAGCATCGTCATTAAAGAACATGATCCACATGCCTTGAGCATATGCAGCTAAAGAATTATTATATAAATGTAAATTTTCGTAACCTTGTCTTTTAAACTTTATTACTGATCTAGCTGGATGTTTGAAATCTTTTAAATAATCTATACTCTCTGGATCATCGTCATCTACTCCAAAAAGAAGTTGAATTTTACTTGGATCAGAAGCATTATCTAATAATGATTCTACACATTTTTTGAGTAAGGGAACTCTCTTCCTTGTAGGAAGTAAAATTGATACTGTCATTCCTCACTCTAATTTGTTTATGATACTATATAAACAAAAAAGTTTTGCCCACCATCACCCCTGCTTCCAGTAAGTCTCCCTACCATTGAAGCAACACCTAATTTTTTTCTTCTATCTCATAGAAAAATTTATCCGTATCCTCGGTCCGCCAATCCTTATTCTCTACATTCCATTCGTTTGTTTGGACTTTGTAGTCTGGGATTTCGTTTCTCGTAGTGAACGAATTAATGTTCCATAATAGTCTGTTATTAGGTTGAGCAGCAAAATTACCGTTGTCAAGCTCCAGTATATGAGCGCACTTATGCTCCTGAGGAATTTCAGAATGATCTGTGTCAAGTAAATTGGAATCAGGGTGACACCAGTCAATGGTAAACAGATACTCACCATGATAAAATTTTTTATCCTTACCAATATATTTTCCTCGTTGTCCGATTAAAAAAGAAAAATGATTAACGCTATGATGGTAATCAAAGCTATTCCACAGCTGAAGAAAGTCGTTTGACAAATCCGGCACTTCTTTCCGTTCCATACTTTTAGAAAAGAAGGCACATATTGGCAAACGCCAAAAGCAAGCGCCATTTTCCAACATGATATTAAAGAGGAGACCACGACCCTGTATACTTGTAAGACCAAAGATAACACAGTCTTCGCTTTCTCCATTATGTTTTCGTAAATCATATAAATACTCCTTGCGTACTTTACAATAAATTGGTGGAAGGCTACTATTTAAAAATGACATTGTAAAGATATAAAATAAAAAATTTTTTTTTACTACAAAATTTATATACATTTATGCCATTCATCACTCTTTCTACGTCTTTCTCTATAAGAGAGCCAAATTTCTTTTTAAACTTAATACGATTTTTTTTAATTAAACTTAATACGATTTTATTTTAGTTAGATAAATGATGAGAGAAAAAAAGAATAAAAAAAAACTAGCGAGAAATTAATCTCGCTAGTTCTATTATTTAGTTATTAAAGACTATTAACTAATTTAGTAAAATAATTCTGATTTTCTATAATTTCAGAACTAACTTTATTTTCACTAATATATTTTTTATTACTCTCTAATAAATCTAAATATAAATTCTTTTTAGATTTATTTATATATTGAGGAAAATCAACTAATAGATTAACTTTTTTAAATCTATTATTGAAAGTCGTATCGTAATCAAAATCAATTTTACGATAGTTATTATTATAAGCTAATTCTATATTAGTTGAGAATTTAGCTTTTTCATAAACTAAAAAAGACTTTGATTTATCTCTTTTAGTATTAGTAAGTCTGAATAAAATTTTATTCTTTGATATCTCTC